TCAATGCCATGGCCAGGTGTGCAATTCACCCGAACGATCCACGATAAGGTTCACCAGTTTTAGTTGATGATGCCCGTGTCGAGTTATAGTTGTGCGGTGGTGAAAGCCATAAAGAAGCATGACAGTTACATTAACTTGATCACATACCCTGAATTCATCAACGTTGTATTATGCCCCTCAAGCGTTAAAGTGACGCACCTGCCTTGTAAGTAGGAGAACACGGACCATTACCGTGGTGGGGCACCAGTTTGGGATGAGAGCAAACAGATGTTTGCGGGACAGTGCTTAAGAAGCACATACCTTGGATCGAGGCATCGATCCAGTGTCGTCGTTGATACCTTCCCGATTTAATTGTTGAGTAAGATGTCTAAGAGTGAAAGCTCGCGAGATGAGGCGAAATCGTTGTGAAACGAGTAACTGTAGCCAAGGGTATCCGGCATCTGGAAGACAACACGACTTGAAAGCCTAACCCAACGATCTGGGTCAGTAGAGTCGCTGTGGAAGTCAGCCGTTCGGGAGTTCTACGATATACTCCCAGCAAATTCTTTTCCTTCTTCGCCATGCGAAGACTGGTGATTTTGAAGGAGTCACTAGACCTTGTGGGTTGTATTACCGACCACGACAGGGAATTATTATGCCCTTGTAGCTTAACGAATAGAGCAATGAGCTTCTACCTCATTCAGTGTAGGTTTGATTCCTATCAAGGGTGCCAATTTCAATTCCAGTCCCGGACCGATGGTGGTGTCCTCTTCGCTGTTAACGAAGCTTTGTCAGGTTCGACTCCTGAGCCTGGAGCCAAATTCAATTTCCGATTTAGTTAAAGTCGGCGAGCAAATGAGCAGATCTGCGAAAGTGATTTGTTCACCAATGGTACTATGTTTGAAATTGCGCATCATGGATGCCTGATTAGCGTCCGTTCCAGGTTCGAATCCTGGTAGTACCACCAATTAAAGAGATGGAGAAAGACGCGGGTTCGAATCCCGCTAGTGGGCTGATCACCTATTATGGTCTAGTGGGATGACATTCTCCGGTTATTTACGCCTCGGTGACGGAACTGGCATACGTGTTTGATTCAAAACCAAAATTTTGAGGGTTCGACTCCCTCCTGAGGCACCAAAACAAGCAGTCAGTGTTATGCTGATGTAGCAACCACATACCAATGAAGGTGGGACAATCAAGTCCATTGGTGCCAATTTGGGCTGTTAGTATACTAGGTATTATTCCTGCCTTGCACGTAGGAGAAGAGGGGGCGGAACCCTCACGGTCCACCAAACCCAAGTCTGCATGTTATGGGTCATGTAGCGTATGAAGAAACGAAAGCTGATGAAATGTAGGCTTCTTCACAATTTATGCATTATCGGTGAAGTTGGAGAGTCACAGCTGTCTGTAAAACAGCCGCCTTCGGGCGCAGTAGGTTCGAATCCTACATAATGCACCAGTTTATGTACCAGTAGTTTAACAGGAAAGAATACTAGACTTTCACTCTGGATGATGTGGGTTCGAGTCCCATCTGGTACGCCAATTTGTTGTAAGAGGAATGTCTGTCTTTGGGAAAGGATGGACCTTGGTGTTTCCCACCATGCTTCGCGATCTCCGAAAGGTTAAACGTGGCAATGAGCCATGGCAACTGAGTAAAGGGACCAACAGAACTTTGAGGTTTCGGCCACATGAACCAGCGTAGCAAATCAGTGACCACATTTTCAATGCACCTATAACTCAATTAGATAGAGCTCTGCCTCTTAAGCAGCTGGATCTCGGGGCAGTTCCGAGTAGGTGTACCAAATTTGAGTGATGATGAAGTTCACGGTAAATCGTGAGAAGACATATGAAAGGACATAGGACCCACTCAAGTCGATAGCATCAACAACAGACCCACACCGCAAGGTGATGTAATCATAGATGCTCCGGTAAAATCCGGCGAGCGGCAATCAACCGCATCATCCAGCGATAATGGATATATTTTCAATAGCGGGTGAGTGAAACGGAATGGTAACTGTAAAAGGTTCCTAGATCATATTTGGCTCATAACCAAATGATAGCAGTGTTCGACTCCTGCCCCCGCTACCAATTATAGATGGTTAATTACTGTGGCCAGTGACCTCGTCTTGAAAACGAGTGGAGTGTAAAAGCTAGGGGATCGATACCTCAGCCATCTGCCAATTTGTGTTGTTGTTCAGGAACTATGGTGCACCAGATGTGGGTTCGAATCCCATAAACGGCACAATTCAACGTTAGAGGCCAGAATCTACTGTACTTGATACAGTGACCCTCAAAACTCGGAGGGTCTGATAAATGTCTGGACCAATTTTCGGGCGATTAGCTCAGCTGGGAGAGCAGATGCATGGCATGTATCAGGTCGCAGGTTCAATCCCTGTATCGTCCACCATATTGACAAGTGTCGGGCAACTTTCCCGATCGCTCCTAATCTGAGTGTTGGGGTTCTTTGATGACTATGAGTCAATTCATATGCCTACATCAAACCGAATCCATGATTCGTCGTTCTGGACAACGTTACCGGAACAGCTTTTCAATGGCCAGTTAACATAGTCTGTTTTAATGTACCTCCCTGTCACGGAGGAGATCACGGGTTAAAATCCCGTACTGGTCGCCAAATTCTATACTCTTGTAGCTCAGAGAAAGAGCAGTCCTCAAAACATTGGCCAACGCTGATAAGTTGCAGGAAAGGTCGGTGGTTAAATTCCATCCGAGAGTGCCATCTTAAACCTTATGACCATCACGTCATGGGGTTATATCCGGAACATACTAATGCGGTGGTGTGATGACCACTTAAAATGTATGACCTCGTCGTCTAATGGAAGGACAGCCCCGTTCAGGGGTTAATGTTGGTTCGATTCCAACCGTTGGTGTTGTCCGGTAGTTCTTTTGTTCGTGTCGTAATTAATGGAGAAAATCATGACTGTTATGCCAAAGATCTAGCTTACTAAACCAACTCTGAAGTTGTTTCGTTGGGGTGAAGACAAGTTTTCCAAAACTGGCTACAGGTTATTGACCTTAGCATTTTGTCGATACTTTGATTGCTATCTGTTCCACTACAGGAGCGGATCATACATCCCAAGGCACAAGGATCCTTCCTTTGGATTGAAACGTCATTGGCGTCTCAATTTCTTGTTGAAGAGACCAGAGTCTGGTGGGGACTTCATATGTCCCAAGTATTATAGCTGGTTCAATGGACGCATCATGCTTTTCGAAGCAAACAAGCACTTTCACTTTACCTCCGTGTGTAAGGGTGAACGTTGGTTGTTGTCATTCGGTTTTAGATTCTAAGGCTTTCTAGTTCAATGACCAGAACAGCGGCTTCTAACACCGCGTGCTGTGGGTTTGATTCCCACGAAAGCCACCAATTCATGCACTCCCATAGTGTAAAAGTAACTCATTGCATTGACATTGCAAAGTCGCAGGAGCGTTACCTGCTGGGAGTACCACTTTCAATGGCCGGGACAGAGTATCCTCGGAGGGCCCATGCGGCCATCATTCTGGGGACTTGCGAAGGCCACCAAATTAGCAGTCGATGTGGTGAGAATCCACACTGGAAGCAAGTTGCGTATCAACTGTCCAGTTAGTTCAATAGAGCAGTGATTTGAGGTAGCTCCAACATAATCCCGCCTCGCTAGAGAACAACTGCACCTTATTATGGCTCATTAGTTTAATAGTAAGACACCTCCCTCATAAGGAGAAGTCGGTGGAGCGTAACCACCATGAGCTACCACTGCGATAACGGTAACATCATAGTTGCCTTCGGTAAAAGTCCGGCGCTGCGAGGAGGCGATAACCCGCACAATTTTGCCCCTGTGACGGAACTGGCATACGTGTTAGTCTTAGAAGCTAAATTTTGTGGGTTCAACTCCCACCGGGGGCACCAATTTGTTGATATGGGATTAAGAAACCCATTGGAAAAAAGACACCTGAGAATTGTGTTTGATTCGGTGTGTCGTTCCTCTCAAACACTATCAACAATGTTTTCTAGGTCAGGGTGACTCCTGACGACAAAGTAGGTCGCTTGGGTAATGGTTCAAATTCTCCCAGCAAGACAATAGCACCCGGCAAGGTGAAAGGCCAAATGAGGTGTGGCGGCTGAAAGATTTATTCGGTTCTATGGTGTAACGATTAGCACAGCACGCTTATACCGTGTATTAGCTCCAGATTAGAGCATAGTCTAGGTTTGAATCCTAGTAGAACCACCAATCATGCAGGTATAGTATAACGGCTCATTATGAGTGCCTTCCAAGCACATGACGCGGGTTCGACTCCCGCTACCTGCTCCAATCTTTTGTGAACGCACTGGCGTACAAGCTTGTGCGGTCTGCGTCAACAGGCGAGTGTGGCATTTGACGATGCACCATAATTTGCAATCGTAATTCGTTTTAGCTGATGAGTAACATCATCAGCAAGCATGTGGGAAGTTGACTTGAATAGGTCAGGAACACGGGAGTGCAAATCTCCCCAGATCCACCAATATACGCTTATCAGTATAAAATCAAAATATACTGGAAAGCGTATATTAATGGGTCTGAATAGGTTCGACTCTTGGTTGAAAAAGATAATGACATGCCGTCAGGCGATCGACGTTAAAGAAGCAAACGTCTAAATGCAAATGAAGACAACTACCATCAGGCACTTGCTGCCTAATGCTGGGTTCGGTGCCGCCTTGTTACCCAATGGCACCACTGAATTATGGGGTCTGGCAACTCACGGATTGTGTAGATGTGAAAATCATCAAGACCCATCTCTTTACTCCTATAGCTCAATGTCAGAGCACCACCCATTTGAGGGTGGAGACTGAGGTTCGATTCCTTGTGGGAGTGCCAATTTGTCTCTATCGTCTACCAGCTAGGACCGATGATTCTCAATCATCAAAACAGGGGGCAGCACCCTGTAGAGACGCCAATATTATTGCCCTTTCGTCTAATAGCAAGACTCTCGCCTTTGAAGCGATCAACCATGGTGCAAATCCATGAAGGGTATCCAGTTGTGACCTATAATATAGGATGGACGCATCCTCACCGAAAGGTTGAAGGGTCTTGAACACGTTTGCCGCCTGAGCGATCAACCTAGTCACTGGCCAGTGTAGCTAGATCAGGCACATTTTATGCATCTTTAGCTGAGATAGATTAGCATGGGTCTGAAAAGCCCGATAGGTTGGAGCGTTACCAACAGGATGCACCAGTTGTTGAGAAGCTTGTTTCATCCCGTCCTTCGGGGAGCAGGCACGTGACTTCAATCACGGTGAGAGTAGGTCCAGGAAGACCATGAAGATTGTGGCACAACGAAAGCCGATGCAGCAAATTGAAGCAGGGTCGGTGAGTGCTATGTAGGAATGGGTAAGAATATAATTCAGAAGGCCATTCCATGTTGGTGAAAACCCAACCTACCTGATGAAGCGGAGTCACTATGCATAAGTGGCTTTGCAGAGGGTGGACGCCACTAATAAATCGCATGTACCGAAATTATGTCGGCTGAAAACCGGCACTCAGCATTCAAATTCGTATACAGCCTATTAAGCCAAGGTACGGTTCCCGGTCGTGTTGGGTTACAGACACGTACAGTTGGGGAAGAGACCCAAGGATTGGCAGCCTAACTGCCCGCGAATTCATGATCGTAAATCCTATGGTGGAAGAATATCAGTTCTGAACAAATTGAGAAACCCACTAGACCAAGTTCAATGGTTGCAATGCCGACACGGTGTTGAGGATTCGTTATATGTGGTGGAAGCCGAAGTAGATATGGCCCTGCTCTGTGAAAGCAGTTTTATAGAGGTTGCAAATACCTCCCATCACCCCAAATCCACTCCTCCGCCTTGAAGGGTGAAACGCACTGGTGGACAACAGTGTTGTGGTCAAGCCGCAAATCACTTGCGTTATTCTAGTTGTGCAAAAGCTACCTCCTAACAGGTGGATCAGAACTTGGCCTACGAAATAGTGAATCTCACGGTGAAGAATAAAGGATCCGGTCGCTGTATCAGATGCGATAAAAAGACTGACGATGCTAGGATATCGAAACCCTAGCAGCTACAACACACTCACCACGCCTCTCGAAGAAGCGCATATCTGGTGGGTCTTTATATTGGGGAATGGTGTAATTGGTAACATAATTGTCTCTGAAACAATTGTCCTAGGATCGTACCCTAGTTCCCCAGCCAATTTTGAGGAACGTCTGCAAGGCTACCGTGGCGCAAATCCACCTTCCTCGCTTATTATGATCTGGCACTTGCAGCGTTAAGCGTTAAACTCCTGCTCCTCAAGATCAGGAACAAGAGCAAGCATCGCTTATGACCAGATCGCCAATTTGCTTCCATAGCTCAAAAGAAGAGCAAACGACTGATAATCGTTAGACATTGGAGCGTTACCAATTGGGAGTACCAAATATAGAAAGTTAACCACACAAGGTGTGGCCATTGCTGGAAACAATGTGGACGGCGCAAGCTGTTACGGAGCGTGACCGTAACTTTCTGCCAAGTTTTATGGACCATTAACTCAATTAGATAGAGACCCGCCTTTTAAGCGGAGTGATGTGGGGGCAGTTCCTACATGGTTCACCAATTTGACGACCGTGGCTAGCAACATATGAGCATAGCTCTTTGAACAGCTGACAATCAGAACTATAGATAACTGATTGCTAGAGTTAGCAGGACGACCTAATCAAAGGAAGGTTAACCAGACAGGCGTGCTGGAAGACTTTGCTAAAGTCATTGTGGGCCGATTGGTCCATGGGTTTCGACTACTCAGCCTTCCGCCAATTTGAGGACAAATCTGATGAGTGCGCACTTGAGCAGCCAGAGTAATCTCGCTGTAACCACTTAGGAGTTGGCTGAGTCCTCATTTCATTCGCCTCATAAGTGTTAAAATTGACACGACTGTTTCGTAAACAGTAATACACAGGGAAGTACTGTGATGAGGCTCCAGAACAGTTTGCTGTGATAGTGGGAGTAACCATACTCTAAACCAGCCGCGTGGTGCGTCACCCACATTGAATTTATCGTTATACCACAACGATGACTGCAGCAAGCCAAACAGAACTTGATGACTTTGCTCGACGAGGGTTCGGGTTGGTGCGCTGGCTTATCGGAGCCAGATCAGCGAAAGCTGGTAGTCAAATGACAGGGTAAAACCAGAAGGGCAGCTATGAGGATGGTTCATTTCAATCAACCATCACCGACCTGTCGCGGCGAAAGCTGAGGTAAGTATGCCCCTGCACAGAGCAAGACGCATCGCAACTGTGGAAGATAAATACATCAATAGGTCGTAAGTGTTACGGTAGCACAGGAATCTCCAAAATTCTTAGCTGGGGTTCGACTCCCTAACGACCTGCCAATTTTAGAATCAGAGGGAGCGCCATATAGCAGGCGACTCGGCCTGGAACCGAGAATATCGTGCGGGTGCGAACCCCGCTCCTCTGACCAATTTTATGCAGGCATAGTATAGTGGTAATATTGAACCTTGCCAAGGTTTAGTCGCGAGTTCGACCCTCGCTGCCTGCTCCAATTTATTATGGTTCGAACCCAGTATACAGGGTGACTGCTGAGTGTCCTTTACAGTTCATATAAGGGCATGCTCCTGGTAGTAGAACCGCCAATTATGTCAAAGTGGCCGAGCGTCTAGGCAGCTGTCTGCAAAACAGTTCTACATGGGTTAAAATCCCTTCTTTGACTCCAATTTATTATGGCCCTTTAGCTCAACTGGATAGAGCACTTGTCTACGAAACAAGAGGTTGGGGATTCGACTTCCTCAAGGGTCACCATTTTTGGCTCCGTAGCTCAGTGAATAGAGCAGTGATCTCCTACATCACAGGTCGTCAGTTTGAGTCTGACCGGGGTCACCCTGAGGTAACTAAATAGATGCATGCATTACATCATCTACAAAGTTACCAACAAGCTGTCTGGCAAATCCTACATAGGATCACATAAGACCAAGAAGCTTGACGATGGTTATATGGGTTCAGGTACATACCTGAAACGAGCCATCAACAAATATGGACTGGAGAACTTCGAGAAGGAGATTCTCAATGTCTTTGACAATTCAGCTGATATGTATTCAAAGGAAGCTGAGATCGTCACTAAAGATTACCTAATGAACGAAAACACCTACAACATGAAAGTGGGTGGATTCGGTGGGTTTGACTATATCAATGACAATGGATTGGTTGATTCCAATAGCGAAGAGTCAAACCTTAAGAGGTCAGAAACCTTGAAGAAGAAAGGAATAAAGCCTCCTCCGGCGTTTGGCAATTCCTTTGCTAAAGGAAATAAAACTTTCTTTGGTAAGAAACATTCTGATGAAACCAAACAAAAATTGAGATCAAAGGCCCAATCAAGAGTTGGGAGTCAGAATAACCAATATGGTTCTATGTGGATCACCAATGGGGTTCTCAATAGAAAGATCAAATTAGATTCTAATATCCCTGATGGATATAAGAAAGGCAGAACTTTGCGCTTGTGACGGAACTGGCATACGTGTCACCTCGAGAGGGTGAATTTTGTGGGTTCAACTCCCACCTTGCGCACCAAACTCCAGTGGATGTGGGTTCGATTCCCACCGTGATGAACAGTCGACTAATTTGGAAAGTCAGCTGGAATGATTTGCCCCTGTAGCAGAACGTGGCATATGCGGGACACTTAAAACGTCCGTCATTTGTGGGTTCAAATCCCACTGGGGGCACCAATTAAGAAACATCAGGGTATGATGTTTCCCTACACCGTGAAAACCTACATGATGAGGATTCAACATGCTACCTTATGATTCAGTGCCTTTCAAGAACAAGATTGATCAGGTGATACAACCAAATGATCCAATTGTCATTGTGACGAAGTCAACTGGCAATGTACACGTTGGCGTTGGTCGCTATCTTGGTTCAAGAGGAACTGACAAGAATCTGAGAGTTGTCGTTGTTGAAGAAAGAACACGCAATGTTTGGCGCAGCAATGCTGACAACAGTCAGTATGAATGGGACTTGTATGACAAGATTGAGACAGCGCCAAAATACACGTATCCAGAATCACGCACAACGTATTATGGAAACTACAGGACCAAGACTCCTGAAGATCTTGCTCATGAGGAAAAGCTGCGCACTGAACAGCGAAACACTTATGAGGAATACAGGAAGGCACATTCTGCTTACGCTGAGCGCAAGACAGCATGGCTTCATGCAAACTACACATTAGTCACTGAAGGATTTGAGACCAAGTCAACTCTTCAGTTGAATCGAATTTTCAAGATTGACACCAGCGTGAGAGACATCTCCAAGGTGCCACTCTAACACAGAGTTACGTCAAGTGACGATAAAGGATGATGAGGGTGCCACCCATCAGTTCCCTAAGTCCTGGCACGGGAGCCGCGACTATTTGATGGGAAATTGAAATCCCCATTAAATGCGGTGAGCTTGACACTTATTATGCCCGGTTAGTATAACGGTAATACACCTTCCTTACAAGTGGGAATCGGCAGATCGACACTGCCACTGGGTACCAATTTTCAATGCGCTGGTGGTGAAACTATCAGACACGGCATCGTACAAGATGCCGCAAGCTTGAGTAATCATTTTGTTGATGAAAGAGCTTCAAACTGTAGGTGAAAATCCTACCTAGCGCACCAATTTCAATGGCGTGGGTCTGAGGCTGCAGATACTCGGTTCACGGTTTATACTGACCATGCCTCCATTATATCATGCCCCTGTAAGCTAATAGTAAACTGCATTCTTGGTAAGAATGAGTCAGAGGAGCGTAACCTCTCTGGGGCACCAAATTCAAATCCAACATTCCATTTCGCCCAAGTAGCACAAATTGGCAGTGCACGGCACTCCGAGAGCCGTTGATGAGGGTTCGAATCCCTTCTTGGGCACCATACTATTAAGAATCCTCAAGCTATCATAGCCATATGATTGAACGTGACCTCAATAAGAGATGGGAACAAGGTATTCCACACCACCCAAAGAGTCTTGCCATCATGGAGACCATCCAACAACTGGATGATGGGGATGAATTCCAATTTGGTGGAGATGGAGACAACGGCGAAAGTCTGTTGTACTTCCTAGATGTCCACTTTGAAGAAGAGGAAGAAAATGCCAAGCTCTGATACTTGGCCATTGGGCTCTGAAAGAAGGTTACACACTAGACATCGTGCTAGAACTAAGATGACCGTGCGCCGCACTTCAGGTGCTCGCCAAACCACATCAATCGTAAATTTGTCAGTCATGGGTTGTTGCGCAAGAACAACTGACATGCAACTGCGGGTTCATGAAGAAGTTGAATTGAATTTCTTCATCAATCTTGGAACAATGATCAAGATCCATAAAAGAAAGGCTCGTGTCGCTTGGGTACGCAATGGCATGAGTGGGTTTGCGATGTATGCGTACGAATTGCCAAAGATACCAGTTCAGGAGTGATCATGTCGACGTTAACATTTGCTGTTTTGTTTGTTGCAGTAATCCTACCATTCGTTGTGATGTTGGTTGGATGGGGAAAGAAGCATTGGTTCTCGGCATAGTAGGTTCTGAGGGTGCTAAGTTCACCCCAGAAACTGAACTCAAGGCAAGAAAGCTCATAAGGCTCTTGATCAAAGATCTTGGGCCTCTGGATGCTGTTTGTTCAGGAGCCTGCCACTTAGGTGGTGTTGATGTGTTCGCAGTCGAGGAAGCCCGAAAGTTTGATATAGACACTATAGAGTATCCACCAAAGGTTCACCGATGGGAAGGTGGGTACAAGCAGCGCAATCTGCAAATCGCTCAAATGAGTGATGAGGTCATCTGCATCGTTCCTTTGTATCTGCCTGAATCATACACAGGTATGAAGTTCGGTGTATGTTACCACCATGATAGTCATGAAACCAACATTCCAAATCATGTCAAGTCAGGTGGTGAATGGACTGGCCTTCAGGCAGCAAAGCTTGGCAAGAATTACAGTTTGATCATCATTGATCCAGACTCACCAGTGGCTCGTTGCTACTTCAAGAACAGCAGAGGCGAATGGAAGTTGTCCGCTGAGTATCCAGTTGATTAGACAGGAAATTTAACCCTTCCCTTCTATTCATTTTAGGGTATGATTCTAACCATGAGCCATTATCAGGATCTAGAGAAATATGGGCCCAAGTTCTTCCAGAGCTTGGGTCTCAAGATTTATGGATCTGAATTTGATCTCTCAGCGATTCGTTCCTTGAACTCCGCTGAGGGCGACAAGTGTTATGGATACCGCAGTGATTGGGAAGCTGCTGGCATCCCATTTTGGCATGGTGTGGCAATCTACTACCTGACCAAGATGAAACCGTATTCTGATGAGTGCCGTGATGTCAGGGACCTTGGTTGGGTTCCGCCGGGCGAATGGGTCAAGAAGAACTATGAGCGATTCAAGGAGCACTTTGGTGAATCACCGTCTGTCTGAGTATGAACTGGGGCAGTATCTGAGGCAGAACTATAGTGAGTTCTTCCATGAGAAAATCTGTGATGGCATCAAGGCCAAAGGCTTTGATACATACTTCGCAGATATCCTTCATGATGTGCGAGTTGCGAAGGACAAGAAAGCCGCAATCAAGAGTGCTGCTTCTCAGAAATCAGCACACAAACTCAAGCTTCTGCGTTTGAAGAAGTCACGTGAACTTCTGAAACCTGGGATGGTTGTTCGCCTCACTGGTGGAAAGATCAGGTACATTGAAAGCATACTTGATTGTGGTGATCTGGTTTGTCGCCAGCTGCGTCCCCTCTTTGGGAATCGAAATGGCATGCAAACGATCAAGCTCAACAAGCTTGATTATGTCCTTGACCAGATGACTGTCAATGGAATGGACAAGGTCATGGGATATTATCCGCTGGCTGATAACATTGACAAGCCATTCAATGGTAGAACGTTCAGCAATACTTTGGTCAGATTTGTGAGTGGTAAATAATGAAAGACTTTCTTGGTCAGGAAATCAAGATTGGTGACACGCTGTTCTATGCATCCACCGGTCGCTACGCATACCATGTGCAGTGTGTGGTAACTCGTATGACTGAAAAGACCATGTGGGTTGATGTCATTAAGAGTGCCAGGCAAGTGTATGGTAATGGCTTGGATAAGAATTGGAAGATCACAACCCCAAATCATTGCGTCATAATCAACAAACTTTTGGAAACTACAGTATGAAGCAGCCGATGCTTGCCGATGATGCCAAGATGGATTTGGTGAGATGGCCGATTCTGGCCAGTGCCAAGTTGGATGGTATCCGTGGAGTTGTGGTTGTTGGTAAGGATGGCCCTGGTATCTACTCCAGAACTGGCAAGCTTATCCCAAATCGTTTCACACAAGCATACTTCCAAAGCCACTTTAAGCTGTTGGAAGGACTGGATGGTGAGTTGATCGTTGGTGAACCCAATGATCCACTTGTATACAACACTACAAGCTCAGGTATCATGCGCCAATCTGGTGAACCGGATTTCTCTTTCTACATCTTTGATGATATCAGTGAGCCTGATTCAACATATGACAAGAGGAAGGTCATTGTAGAAGATAAGGTGCGCAAGGCTTGTGCGGCAAAGGTTGCTGCCCATCTTGAGATCCTTGATCAGCATCTTGTCAACAACCTTGAAGAGCTCGATGAGATCGAGAAGATGTATGTTGACACGCTGGGTTATGAAGGACTCATTCTGCGTGACCCCAAGGGATTGTATAAGTTCGGCAGATCTACAGCGAAACAAGGTCTCCTTTTGAAATTGAAGCGTTTCGAGGACTCAGAGGCGATCATTGTTGGAGTCAAGGAATTGCTCATGAATGGCAATGATGCCAAAGAGGATGAATTTGGCCACACTGAGCGTTCAAGCCACAAGGACAACATGGTACCGATGGAAACCCTCGGTGCATTCATTCTAAAGGATGTCCATGGCAAGTGGGAAGGTCGTGAATTTGGTTCAGGCTCTGGCCCAATCTTGACAAAGGAAGGCCGCAAGAGGCTCTGGAATGCCCGTGATGAACTCAAGGGTAAGATTGTCTCATACAAATACTTCAGTGTTGGTTGCAAGGACCTGCCAAGGTTCCCAATTGTGAAGGGATTCCGTGACAAGATGGACTTTGACATCAAGCAGCCAAAGAAGCAAGAATCCTCTGACCCTAATTACAGCGGTCCTTGGGGTGTGTAATGGGAATGGACAGCGAAATTGTTGCTGACTTTATTGACTATGAAGCCAAGTACAAGAGGCTTGAAGCAATTGTCAAGGCTTGGGTTGAAAAGCACAAGTCACACTGCGCTGAAGACCTGTACCAGAATGATGACTGTATAATTGATGCTCCTGACCTCACTTATGAGGTTATCAAGGAGATGAATCTTTGGCACAAATTAGACGATTGCTAGAAGATTGATTCTGTTGAACTTTTCTACTTTACTTCCTTGACTGGATAGAGTAGAATTATCGTAATTGGAATGGAGTGATGAATGAAGGTTTTGATTGGTAGGCACCCAAAGTGGATGCCAAAAAAGAAGAAGTATGACATCAAGCGCAAGATTGTTGTCAAGGTTGATAGCTTCGATCTTTGGGGTCTTGACAGCACACTCGCATACATCATTGAGCCAGCGCTGAAGGCATTCATCAAGCAGGGCATCCGTGGTGCTGCCATGGTTGATGTGGAAGATGTTCCTCGTGAACTCCGCTTCAACAGCATTGCTGAGAAGAAGGCTTGGGATGAAGAAGGCAAGACTGACAAGAACTTCTTCAAGCGTTGGGAATGGGTTCTGAAGGAAATGCACTGGGCATTCAAGCAGATCAATAGTGATGGTGAGGACAAGTTCTACGGAAAGAGTAAGAAGAAAGTCGTCATCAGCAAGAGTGGGAAGAAGGGAAACACTTTTGAGTTTCCTGATTGGGATAAAAAGGGACTTGAGGAATATCGAGCAAGAATCAAGAATGGCTTGAGGTTGTTTGGTAAGTATTACCAGGGACTTTGGGACTAAGAATTAGATTTCAACCACGAGGTTGGGATGTATGATCCTGTCACAATAGGTTTTGTGATAAAGGAAAATGAAGTTGAGCACAGACTCAATGTGTTGTTTGTTTTGAATGATTGATTAACAATAGAGGATGTTTTTAATATGAGAAAGAGTAATATGTTCGTGGTAGCTGCGCTGCTTGCACTTTCAGTGCCTGCGTTTGCTACACCCACCCAGGACCATTCCTGTCAGACGCCGGGCAGTTGTTCAACAACGACTACGGCAAGTGATCCTTCTGCAACAGCAGTTGCTGGAGCCGCTGCCGGTGCCGTCGCAGGTGCCGCTGTAGTTGGTTCTGGTAATTCTTCTTCAGTTGCTAATGGTGGAAACTCCAATGCAACGGGTGGAACTGCTGTGGCCAATGGTGGTACGGTGCTGGGTTCCGGTAACGTCAACGGTGACGTGAAGGCAACTGTTGGTAACGTTTCTGCAACTGGTGGTGCTGGTGGAAAGGCTGAGTCTAACGTCTCAAACCTGAACACTGACATCAACACTGTGAAGACTGACGTCAACACTTCAGATGTGAATCTGAACAGCAACAAGCAGGGTCAGCTTCAGGGTCAGGGTCAGGATCAGGGACAGTCACAGGCTGTTGTTGGTTCAGGTAATTCCAAGCAGGGTCAGGACCAGTCTCAGACTAGTTCCAACGTCAATGCTGGTAACAACAACTCCAACTCCGCTGCTGGTAACAAGACTGATGTGACTGTCGAAGGCGACACGTTCAATGAGGCACGCAATGCTCCTTCAGTTGGTCAGGGTAGCATCATGATTGCGGGTTGCGCTGTCGGTGGAAACGCTGGTGGTTCAAACGTTCATGGTTCAGCATTCCTTGGATTTGGTTGGACGCCTGCTCAGTGCTATGACTTCATGTTGGCACAGGCTTACCAGTCAGTCAAGCAGGATTGCGCTGCAATTGAAGTTCTGAATCACACCAAGGCTGCTCGTCGTGCTGCAAAGAACGGTGTCAAGCTGCCAACTTGTGTGCCAGAAGTCAAGACCGTGACTGTGGAAGTTGAGAAGGTTGTCGAGAAGACCGTAGAAGTGCCAGTCGAGAAGATTGTGTACGTCGAAGTCGCTGCGAAGACCGTTAGCGAGTAATTGCTAATCTGAGTTGAGTTAAACATTGCCTCTGGTTAGTAAATCAACCAGAGGCTTTTTTAAGGTGATAAAATGGTGATTGTGGACTTAGCGTTGGCGGTAATCTGTTTTGGAAGTAATATGGAATGTCATCCGGTTTTGTTTGGTGATGACACGCCCAAAGGTGAGTTCAGAATGAACCTCCGTATGACTTCCAAAGTTGGTTATGGTGGTGACGTGATCCAGTTCAAGGAAACAGAATCTAGAATCTACGCGATTCATAGAATCTGGACAAGAAACCCTGAACAGGAAAGAACAAAGAGAATCACAGAAGGTGATTTGGTTAGAAGGAAGATTACAAAGGGTTGTATCAATGTACAACCAGAAGTTTACGAAGAGTTGAAGAATTGTTGTTCTAATGAACCGTTAGTGATCAAATAGGACTTATATGAAGAAGTTGGTGCTAATACTTGACAAGGCTGGATCCCCAAGAGATTGGGTTGATCTTGAGGAAGCTGTTGCCTATGAAGTTCGGGCCAAGGTCATGTTTCGTTTGGGTGAAGTGATCAAGTCATACACCGGTGGAAAGAACCAGTATGGCATCACATCCATTGTTGATGTTCACTCCATCTTGGGAGTTTCTGGTCCAATCTATGGTGAGGACTTCAAGGAACGTGCGTCAGTAAATCCTGAGCGCAAGGTTCTTTATGGTCGCGACCGTTACATGTGTTGCTACTGTGGTCAGGGGTTTGCACCACATCAGTTGACTATTGAGCACATTGTGCCAAAGTCACGTGGTGGTAAGAACACCTACATGAACACAATCACTGCTTGCCGTCGTTGTAACCATCGAAAGGCTGACAGGTCTTTGGAAGAGGCAAACATGACTCTTCTTTACAAGCCATATGTTCCAAACAGAGCAGAGAAGTTCATTCACAAGAATCACAGCATTCTTGATGATCAGTTGGAATATTTGATGTCAATGATTGATACAAGCTCAAGGTTGAACTAATATGCAAGAAGTATTCAATGGGATTCTACAACCAGACTTCATCTATAAATCGGTGATGGTATTCTTTGCTATGGCTTTGGCTGACCTGTTTTGGACCCTCTACTATTTTGGGGTTGAAAAACGACAAGCATTTATTGCTTCCTTTTGGTCAGTCATGATCTTGATGTGTGGTATGATTACAACGTTTTCATACATCCAAGACAGAAGGCTGATGGTGCCTGCAATATTTGGGGCATTCCTTGGAACGTATGGTGCCGTCAAGTGGAAGATTTGGAAGGAAAACAAGCAATGAGTATTGTGTGGGTGCTGATCATTGTTAGCTCAAACATATATGAAGGTGGAGTTGCTATCACGAAAGTGAACACCCTCAGCCGTGCCGATTGTGTTGAGCAGGCTAAGTTCATCAACACTGGAGTGCTCAATCACTCCAGATCAATCCACACTAACCCTACTCTGATCACCAAGGCCAGCTGCGTCAAAGGAATAGCTGGATCGTAAGTTATTGATAATACACAGCTTTTAGGCTTTACTTTCGCACCGAAGACCATTAAGATTACTCTAAATATCAGATCGGTAGCTTGAGGTGTATGATGATTTTCAAGTACGAGCGTTTCTTCAAGGGTAATCAGGAAGTTGTTCTGCTTCCTACTGTGAAGCTGGTCGATGATAAGACTGAGCGTGACCTTCGCCTGAAGTTGGCTGCGGCCAAGGAAGATCGCAAGACCAACAACCCATATCATGTTGGTTGGGCTGGTTAATGTCAGAAGTCTTTGACTTCAAAGACATCAAGAAGATGTCAAAGGCTGAGTTGATTGATGAACTCAGTGTTTGGCGCAAGGAAGTTTCTGCCCATTTGATGAGTGTTGCCAAGGAACTTGATCGTTACAAGGAACTTGGCACATATGAGGAGATAACTGAGGTCATCAGTTCCCTCTATGGGATGTATGAACTACAATTAAGAGATCTGGAGGATTTGACTGCAGCTTACGATGAGTTGGCTTCTGACCCATTAGGGGTGGATCACTTTGACTCCAAGACGAAAACAACACCTAGTACGACGCACTGAAATCTTTATTATGCCAACACTTTATCTAGTCCGTGGATTGCCAGGATCCGGCAAGAGCACCCTCGCTGGGAAACTCGCCAAGATGCACTCCATTGAACATGTTGAGTCTGATATGTTCTTCATCGATGAAGAGTCAGGTGAATACAAGTTCATTGCTTCCAAGATCGGTGATGCCCATGAGTGGTGCTTCAATGTCGTTGACAATGAACTCACTCAGGGTCGTTCAGTTGTTGTCTCCAATACTTTCACTGTTCCTTGGGAATTTGCGAAGTATTTGGAGCGTGCCTATGAAATCAAGGCCACCATCCAGATCATTGAGTGTGATGGTGATTATGGGAACCTTCATAACGTCCCTGAGGAAGCCTTGCGCCGCATGAAGCAGCGCTGGGTTCCGAATGAGAAGTTGAAGGTCGGTTCAAACGTCATTATGAAGAATGTGAAAGATGTTTTTGTGCAAAGCTGAAATTGAGCGTGTTCTAACCTCTACAAACCTAATCACCAAGAAGCAGTCAACTCGCTATCCTGGTCTTTATGTATTGAAGTACAAGAACAAGGTGTTCTATGATGCCCTTTGGGATGATGAACTCATAGAATTCCGTGGCCTCGTTGTTGACGAGGATAACAACATTGTTGCCTACCCATTCACCAAGATTTTTAACTTTGGTGAAAGAGGCACAACTTTGCCTTTGGATGAGCAGGTTGAAATTGTCCGCAAGGTCAATGGATTCATGGCTTGTGCAACGTTCTATGTTCCAAAGGGAATGAAGAGTGGAAAGAACCTAATTTCCACAACTGGATCATTGGATTCTCCATACGTTGAGTTGGCTGAGAAGTATCTCAGAGCATTACACTTGCCTGAGCGTTACACATTCATCTTTGAAATCTGTGATCCATCTGATGAGCACATCGTCAAGGAACATCCAGGTGCATATTTGATTGGTATTCGTGACTTGCGCACCAATGAAATGATGAATGAGAACATGCTTGATATGTGGGCAGCTGAGATTGGTGTGTATAGACCTGCGCACCAGACCGTAAGCTTTGCTTGGGTTCTTGATAACATCAAGTCAGTGGTTCATGAAGGCTACGTGATCCATGCCAAGAGCATGTCTTTGAAGATCAAGTCTCCATATTACTTGACAACCAAGTTCTTGGCTCGTAAGAACCCAGAAAGGTTGCTTGAGATGTTTGACAACCCATATGAGATGAAGAAGACAGTTGAGGAAGAATACCACAACCTGATTGACCATATCACTGGTGATGAGAACACCAAGTTGGCATTCGTTTGTATGGATGAAAGAGCAAGAATCAACTACATCAGCAACTACTTGTCCACCAACCTAACTGCAAGAGGTTAACATGGAACCGCATTTCTTTATCAACAACTTCACCACCTTCAAGTTCAACATCCCTGTGGTGTTGGTGCTTGCACTTCTGTTCATCCATTTTGTGATGGACTTCATGTGTCAGGCTGATGCTTGGGCCAAGGGTAAGAGCTCTGATAATTGGATTCTCACGTTGCATGTTAGCGTGTACATTCTTCCGTTCCTGTTGTTCTTTGGATGGAAGTATGCAGTGTTCAACTTTTCAGCGCACTGGATCACTGATTATTTCAGTTCCAGAGCCTCCAAGAAGCTCTTTGCCAAGGGTGATGTACACAATGGATTCGTTGTGATTGGTGCTGATCAGTTGATCCACTACACCTGCCTGCTCGTTAGCATTCCTCTGATGGCGGTAAGTCCTTGATCCTATTGTAGTTTTCAGGGTTTACTTTCTACAAGAAACCGCATATAATTCTACTATGGGTGACAGATTCTACACGCAACGTGGTGACAATGTATCTGAATTGAGGTACGCTGCATACAAAGCACGTCAGGACAAGAAGCAGGATATTGAATTCCTGTTGTTTGGTGATGAACCTGACGTGAAAGAAACCCTGAAGGGATTCAAGGCTGGTGAAGTTCATCTGGTCACCGGTGGAAATGAAACTGGCAAGACAATTGCTGATTGTATGATTGGGGTTCTTGGAAAATGAAAATTCTATTTCTGGACTTTGATGGCGTGATGAATTCCGCCGCATGGTTCAAAAAGCTCACTGAGTCACGCAAGAAGGGTGAGTCTTTTCTCACGCGTCATAGCGATGAACTTGATCCTGATTGTGTTGATCGAGTCAAGTACATTGTGGATCAGACTAGTGCCAAAGTGGTCATCAGTTCCAGTTGGCGCATTCTACACACTGATGCTGAATTGAAGGATATCCTGCGCCTGCATGAATGGGATTGTCCAATCATTGGTCACACTCCAAAGCGTCTCCCCGGTGGTTCAAGCTTCCGTGGTGATGAAGTTGACTTCTGGTTGACAACCACAGACGCTGAAGGTGTCACCAAGTTCATTTGCTTGGATGACAACAGTGACTTTCATCCACACAACAACTTGCTCCAGACGTCATGGGACACTGGAATCACTGATGAGGATGCATTCAATGCCATCGCCTTTTTGAAGGGTGACATTGAAAAGCCTGTCAGCAACCCAAACGCAAAGGCAGAATGGTATGAGGAATGAAGCAAGGCTTATGAAAAGTGAGTTGGTTGAGGCTCGCAATTACATGCAGCTGTATCGTGTGTTCATGAATGCATACACTGACATTCGCCGCAAGTGTGAAGACAACAAGATCAAGTTCCTGTTGAAGCCTGGTAAGTCCAAGGAAAAGGATGGAGAAGCCAATGGTTACTTTGATGGGGAAAGTCTTGTTGTGTTCTATGGTGACAAGCTTTGCACCGTGGATAACATCCTGACTCTACTTCATGAGTCTTGCCATCTGGATCAGATGCTGGAAAATTCCCAGTATTGGACTGACTGCTTCATTGAAGGCAATGATGTGGCCAACCTCCTTGAGTTGATGGAGAATGGCATCGTTGACTTGTCTGAAGACAAGAAAATCAACTATGTGAAGAGGATCGTCAACTGTGAAGTCGATGCCGATCGCAGGACAGTTAAAAAGATTTTGAAATATGGCTTTCATCGCTTTACTTCTGTGAAGGAATACGTTAGAATCGCTAATGCTTATCAGATGGAATATTGGTTCTATGCACATTATGAGCGTTGGCTGCCAGCTGATGACAGACCATATGAAGACCCGCAGGTATTGAAGTACATGCCTGCATCACCATTCCTGACTGCCAATGAGTCATTGGTATTCTTCAACAAGATGGGGAATGATGGTCTTAGAAGGATTTTGTATTTGAAGGTGTTCGGTGATTGATCATATCAGGCACAGGTTCATGTCGAACTTGGCGAATGACTTGGTCAACGTACAACCAATGCCTAGCGCAGCAGGATTGATATTCATGGTGTATTTGAGAACACCATACATGCATAATGGCGAAACAGTAATTGACATCAGAGGAACTGGTGTTGAAGATAGGGATTGGTGATATGATATATTTTACGAGTGACAACCATTTCTTTCATCACAACATATTGAAGAAGTTCTGTGTTGGGACACGTCAGGGTAAGGACGTGAATGAAATGAATGAGTTGATGATCAGACGCTGGAACGAAGTTGTCCAGCCAACTGACCATGTCTATTCATTGGGTGACTTCAGTTTTGGTCGCCTTGAGGAAACTGTGAACGTCGTTCGCAGATTGAATGGCCACAAGCATTTGATCTGGGGCAACCATGATCAGGTGATCAAGAACAACATCCATCGCTTCAATGGAGCAAATGATGGGATGTTTGAGTCTTTCCATGACTATTTGGAAATGACCATTGAGGGTCACCACGTTGTGTTGTTCCACTTCCCAATCTATGAGTGGAACAAGATGCATCGTGGGGCATTCCACTTGTATGGTCACATCCATTCACCATATGGTTACTTGGAGAACCCAGCAGTGACTGGTCGTGCCATGGACGTTGGAATTGACTCACGTCCACAGGGTGACATGACTTTGTGGCCATGGTATGATGTCAGGAAGATCTTGGAAAAGAGAGACATCAGACAGCACCATGAAAAGAAGGGTGATCTGTGAAGTATCTTTGGTGCCTGTTATTCGGTCATGATAGGGATTGGATTTGCACTCCCTATTGTAATCGTTGTAACAGGCATTTGGTCACTAACAGGAAGCCATGACAAAGAGCATTAGGAAAGGTCAGAAGAAGTTGAGGCGAAGAGCCAAACAACAATCACCTTGGGCACAATCAACAAGCTACTGGCCCAAGAAAATGAAACAGAATGATAAAGTGAATTTGGATATGAAAGAGGTGAAAATTGGACACTAAGCCAGAACCGAAGGAAACACAGAACTACAACTTGCTAAAGGCGATGGAGAGTGGGGAACCAGTCACCAAGGAAGAATTGGCAAAGGTTTTGGGTGTTGAAGAGCAATCTGTTGCTGTCTATATCTTTGAACTCCGCAACCGATACCGTGCTAAGATTGAGTCGGTTAGGGAAGGCCGCAAGGTTACAGCTTACAAGCTCCTAAACGTTCAGAGCGTGAGATCGCGTGTGTCTAAGTACAGGACTAACAATGCCCGTTACTATGAGCCAGAACGTCAGAAGGCGAAGAGGCTTGCTCGTGAACATGCTGTGGCTGAAGGTATCCTTGTACATGATCCTGACAGCAACATCCTGAACTATGGTGAGCGTGAGATGGCTGACATTCGTGACAACCTTGGATTTGGTAATATGGGGTGGGCCAACCTCTAATGTTCATCTTGGAGCGTGAGATGCTCATGATGAATCGTGCTCAAGCTCATCATGAATCACCTGAGGCTAATAGAGTCAGTGGTGATTGCATATGTCCTGAGTGTGGCCATCTATACTATGAACACCCACAAGGTGTTCCATGGTACGATCTGACTCTTTTGTGCAACGGTAAATACGTCAAGCTCTGATTAAGAATACAAGTTATAGAATAGGAACGACCATGCCAACATATTGCTTCAAAGTCCTTGAGAAAATTGTAACAGAAACTCAAACCTATGAGAAGGATGATCTCGTAGAAGTTGAGATGAAGATTACTGAGTATGATGACTTCAAGGAAGCGCATCCTGAATTGGAGCGTTACTATGACACACCACCAAACTTCACGTTTGATGGTACTGGACGTTGCAATGTTCTACCAAATGGCTTCAAGGATCGAATGAAGCAGATTGAGAAGAACTTCCCAGGTGCCAAGGGTATGCTTGACAAGAGCCGCTACAACTTTCAAGGCGAACATTAATTGATTGATGTAAGATTCAATCACCTGAACCAAGAAATACCAAAACTTGAGAGGGTTGTAAAAGATGGAAAGAGATTCTATCAGACTCCAAAGGGTGACCACTATCCCTCCATCACAACCATTTTGGGTGAGATCCCCAACAAAGAATTGGTTAAATGGGAAAAGAGGCTTGGTTCAGAAGAAGCCAATAAGCAGGCCACAAGAGCAGCTGATCGCGGAACTCTCATGCATGGCTTGGCTGAAGCATATCTCAACAACCAAAAGCCTGAAGCAGATCATCCTATAGCCAAAAGGCTCTTCATGAGCATCAAGCCACTTTTGAACCAGATTCAAAACGTGCGCATGATCGAAAAGCCTCTGTACAGCGATCGCTTGAGGATGGCCGGAACACCTGACATCATCGCTGACTATGCCAAGGTGCTTTCTGTAATTGACTTCAAGACTTCAAATAGACTGAAAGATGAATCATGGATTGGTCACTACTTTATGCAGGTCGGCGCATATGCTGTCATGTATGAAGAACACTTTGGAGTTTGGCCTGAGCGTGGTGTCATCATCATTGCCAATGAAGAATCCAACTGGCCACAGATATTCATCAAAGACACCAATGAGTGCTTTGCTATGTTCAAGGGTTATGTGAGAGAACTGATTGAGTATCGTAAGACTCAAGGTGTCAAATGAGACCAAAAGACGTAAAGTATGTCCATGAAACTATTGACAATGAAGGCTTTGACTATGCTTTCGTGAATTATAGTGACTATGAAGACATCAAAGACGAAGAATTTCACAAACACAGGTTAGAATTCCTCGCTGCCCGTAAAAAGTTTGTTGAATTTCTAGGATTGGATTCAGAAAGCGTTTAATCATGTACATGTTTGACTTGGAAACCCTTGGAGTTGAGAGCACATCAGTTGTGCTCTCAGCTGCCATCATTGCTTTCGATCTAGCAGAAACTGAGTATGAAGTTGATGTCAATGAAGAATACCAGCACCTCCTTGAAAAAGCAAGATTTGTAAAGTTCGACGTCAAAGAGCAGATGAAGCACTACAACAGAGGTTCTGATAAGGGAACTATGCAGTGGTGGGCTGATCAGCCAGAACTTTCAAGACTCAAGAGCTTCAAGCCATATGCTGATGACTTGGCCGCTGCAGTTGGTATTGAAGAGATCTATAAGTATTGCAGCTTCTTACATGGTGACTCTGAAAAGACCATTGAGCAAAAGAGAACTGTCCTAGACAAGAGCACTATATTCTGGCAGCGTGGTAGCTTGGACCAGCTTGTGTTTGACAGCCTTTGCCGTGTGGTGTTCCCTGACCGTCCACCAATTGTCCAGTGGAATAACTGGATGGATGTCAGAACTGCAATCGCCTTGTCAAAGAATTCAGCCAAGAATGGTTACTGCAGAATCAAGGACTTTGACTTCAGTAAAGTTGTGAAGCATGATCCAGTTCATGATTGTGCCTATGATATCATGCAGTTGAAACACGGATACTAAAATATGAAACTGTTGACCAAACTCCTGTTCAATTATGATGTTGCATACAGGAATCTAGTTGAACGTGATGACATCGATCCTGATTTGATG